AGGACTGCCATTGTGCTGAGAGGCTATGGAAAGAACGTGTATCCAGAAATCAGCCGCATCGCAAAAGAGCAGATGGATGCTGTCTATGAAATTTCACAGACGCTTGTCCCGGTTAAAACAGGTGCATTAAAAGCAAGCGGGGAAGCGTACCAAACGGAAGCGGGCGCAGGTGTTCGCTACAACAAAGACGGCAGCGCGCCATACGCAAAGCGCATCGAGTTTGACGCCAATCTTCATCATGACGACGGACAGGCATTCTTTATCGGCACTCCGTTTCATGAATTGCGACAGGTAATCAAAGAACAATTCGCACAGGCGGCAGTGGCGCCACTAAAGAACAATGGTACTCGCTGAAATAGCTCAATACCTGGAAGACGCCAACATTGGCCTAAGCAGGGGACTCAACCTGATAGAAGGCTATTTGCCAAAGGACCCGTCTATATGCGTCGCATTGCTTGAAGTACCAGGTGAAAGGAATGTACGGACGTTCAAAAAGGGACTTGCCGGCATAGCGTTTGAGATTCCTTACGTGCAAGTGCAGGTCCGCGATTTCACCTACGACAACGCGCGCGCAATGGCAAACGCAGTAGAAGGAACGCTCGAAGGTGTTGGCAATACCGACATTGAAGGCACACGCTACGGCGCAATTCTGGCATTACAACCGCCCTTTCGATTCAGCCGATTACCTGACGAAGAGTTAACGCCAATGGTAACACTCGGCCAAATCTTCCGCGTGATTAAGAAGAGGTCGGCGGCATGAATATGACGTGGGATGAAATCGACCGAATCATGGAGCTTGGAAAGAGCGACCCAGAAGAGGCAATCAAGCAACTGTATGACCCTTACGCTGTGCCGCTCAGGAAATCGACGGTTGAGACGATTTACCTCGATAACCGCGAGTACAACCTTGTTGTCCACATGAAAGAAGGCAGGGGAGACAAAATCGGCGCACTCGGGTTGCTGTATTCGTTCTTGAAATTCCGCGTCAATGTGCTGGCTCAAACAGGCTTCGTTTTTAATCCCGAGAAGTTCAGTAAAGAGGCAAAGAAACTACAGAAAAACGTCTGGTGCAAATTTCAAAACACCTCGGTTCTGCCTTTAAATCCAATAGCGCCGTTTGACCGGGCGATGGCAAACGAAGGCTGGATTGACCCCGGCAGTTACTACAACGGGCCTGTGTATTTCCCGCATTTATCAACGTGGATTCGCGGCGGGTTAATCAAATTGATGGGAGTTTAACATGGCTGAATTTGTTGCAATGAATGAATCGGTGCGCTTGTTCCTGGACAGTATAAAGCTGTCGTGCGATTTGAACTCCATCAATTTCGGTGTTGTTCGCACAATGGCAGACGGAACCACTTTCTGTGATGAATACAAAAAGTTTGTACCGACAACCCGCGACGCAAATCTTTCGGGTGCCGGCTTCTCTGATTTCACTAACGATGCGAACAACGAACAACTATACAACCGCCTTTCAACCGAAGGCCATATCGTTTCAATCGACGCAAATGATGACGCGGCTTATTTCTACAAAACATCGTTAGAGAAGTTCGACCCGCTAAAGGCCGACTCACCGGAAGCCCTTCATATGTTCGAGTTCTCGTTGAAGAAGTTCGCGACGGCCCCTGTGATTCGCGGGGAAGTAGCGGAAAACTCAGACAGGGTGTTCAGTACTCCATCCGCGCCGTCTGCTGCGCTGAAATCGCCTGCTGCCGCCGGCAACGTAGATGACGGAACGCATACATACAAGGTTACCTTCGTAAACGCGCTCGGTGAATCGGCGCCCTCAGCTGCTTCAGGAATAGTCACGGTTGCCGATCAAACAGTAAACGGGCAAGTCACTGTAACGATCACGACCGGGCCGAGCGGAACAACCTCGCGCAAAATTTACCGCACAGTTGCGGGGAATACCGGAAATTACAAGCTCGTTGGAACTGTTGCAAACAACACAGCGACCACGTTCAACGATAACGTAGCAGATTCGGGACTCGGAGCTGATGCACCTTCAACCGGAAGCTACACAGGCGATGAGGTTGTAAATCTCGGCACCGTCCCTTCAGGCAAGCAACTTTATGCCGTCCTGCACGTAATAGCGGCAGGAACAGGCAACCTCGTTGTGACGATCGAATCTGACGACAACAGCGGGATGCTGACGCCGGCGACAGTCTTTTCATTTACTACAGCAACTGGACTTACCGCAGAAATCAAAAACGGCTCAAGCAACCTTCAACAGTATTACCGCGCCAAGTGGACAGTATCTGCTGGCTCGGGATGGCAATTCTTTATCGCGCTTGGTTACGCCAAGTAAAGGAGATGATTAAACATGGCTGAATTTGTAGCCTTAGATTGCAGAATCGAAGTGGACGGAATGGACTTATCCGACCATTGCAGACAAGCTAACTTTTCTGTTCAACGTGACATGCCCGAGGCGACAACCTTCGGCGATGAGTACAAGCGGTTTCTTCCTGGTTTAAAGGATTTGACGCTCGGGTTGAATTTCAACTCTGACTATGCCGCTTCCTCTGTTGATGCAACACTGTTTCCGAACTGGGATGACGGAAGCTCGGTTGACGTAAAGCTTCGTCCGACTTCCGATTCTATTGCGACCGATAACCCGGAATACGTTATTACTTCTTACATCGAGGGGTTGACGATTCTAAACGTTACACCTGGGCAGATTGCCGAAAACGATGTGACGTTCAAGAACGCGGCAAGCTCAATCTCGCGCAACACAGGAGCGTAATAACCCTCTGAGAGAAGACACACACGCCACAACTATACCTACCACATCGGAGATGACATGCCTAAAGACTGCCTCGTTTCAAGCGGCTCCCCTACGCCGCAAATTGAGTTAAACGCGGAATGTTTCTCTGTTCCCGTTTACGTTGATAAGTACGTCTTTTACGCGAAACTGAAAACGCTGGATTATGCGGCATACAAGAAGATGCTTGCCGCAATTACGATCTACCGCAGCCGCGAAATTGGTAAAGACGTCAGCACAACCAACATCATCGGCGATGACGCTGTTGCTGAAATAGCGCGCGCGAATCTGATAGATGTTACCGGGCTAAAGACCCGCTCGGGTGCGCCTGTTACTTCAGAGAACCTACCGACACATCTTGCTGTCCGTATTGGTCGCGCTGCTGCCGGCAACATCAACAAACCAAAATCAAGCGAAGATGCGCCAGTCTCAAACGAACTGGTCATCGAAGACGAAGGCGACACAGAGGAAGTCCAGACCGAAGTGACGCTTGCCGATTTCGATAAGCGCGCCGATGTTGTCGCGCCCGTCCTGCACATTCTCAAAGCCATTTCTGAGGCCGACCGTCAGGAGTACAGAAAGACATCAAAGATTAAAAGCAGGACAGAAAACGGCGTAGAGCAAACATGGGCGGAAACGAACTATGACTCGGTTTCAAAGATTTACGACCGTCTAGCGCTGGCAGTAAACGGCGCAGTAATTGACGGCAAAGAGTGCGTAGAAGGAAACAAAGCGGCATGGGTATCAAAGGTGCCGCTACCGTGGAAAAGCTTTGTGCTGAACGAGGTTTTTAACAGAGTCGAATCAAAAAACGGGTAATCCTCCGATGGCTCGATGGAAAAGAGAAGGAAGACGAGCTACGGAGGCAGACAAAGATTGAATGTCCTGATGAGGTGGACTTCGAGAAGATGTATCCGCACTTGGGAAACGAGCACAATCTAAAGGTAATCCGCGACCTGAACCCGGACCAGAAAGACAAGCTCATTCATTGCAAGTTGCTCAAAAAGAACTCAAATGCCTGCAATGACATTCCGTTACCTGGTGGAGCGCGCGGCGTCTGCCCAAAGAATCCTTACCACCCGGACAATGTAAAAAAGCGCGAGACGCTTGTATCTGAATTCCGTAAACAGTACCCGCAGGTGATGAGAGATGCAGTGCGCGAAAATCTTGACGTGCGGGCGTGGGAGATTCTTTCTGCTACTGACATGGGATTAATCCGTGATCTGTCGCAATTAACTCCGATCGAGTTTCAAATGGCCGCTCATTATAACAAAAAGCGAAAAGCAGGGCGAATAGATGGCTGACGAAGTAGTTAGTTACGAGATAACGGCGGATTCGTCTAAC